ACATCAGCAAATTGATAATTTCCTGAAGCTAAGAAGTCTGCATTTGCTACACCTGAGTCAAAAAATCTAGTAGCATTGGCATCAAACAATCCTGAAGCCGCATCAAATAATTCACTAGAGTTTAATATAATAGCATCATCAGATACAGAAACATTTGTTTTAGTTCCAGCAAAACTAGGATGTTCATTAACAGTTGTTAGTGCATTAAAATTGTCTGCACTTGTAACATTTGAAATTATTGCTGTTGCGTTTGAACTAAAGTTTCCTAATTTATCTACTGCTTTTATAAGGTATGTTCCAACTCTAGCTGGTACTGTAACAGATGTTGCTGGTCTTGAAACCTTAGTTACTAAATTAACAGAATTAAGCCAATCTGCTGTTCCATCAGTTAAAGAAGAAAATCTTATTTGATAATATGCTAAATCTAAATCACTTATGGCTGTCCAACTTAAATGTGCATCTTGTCCTGTAATATTACATGAAAAATCCTCAACATCAGATGGTGGTAGTATTGCTCCAACAATTTTTCTTTGTGCTGTAACGTAAGATGATGAAACTCCAAAATGATTGACCGCTTTAACTCTAACGTCATAAGTTGATTGATCTATTACATTTAAAACTCTATGATTTAATCCTGAACCTTGTGAATATATAATAAAATTTGAATCTGTACTTAATTTATATTCTACTTGATAATAATCTATAAATTTGTCAGTAGAAGCACCTAAAGTTATATTCAAAGCAACAATTACAGTTCCATCATTATATTCAACTAAAGTATCTGTTAAAGTTACACTTGCTGGTGCTTGAATAGTAAATGGGCTAGGTAAATTTGTTGATGGTGTTGAACTTACTTGTGCTTTACTTGCCCAAGTATAATGTGATGCTTGGTATTCTACCAAGTTAAGATTGATAGTATAATCTTCATTAAATGTCATTGATAAAACTCTAAAAGCTTTAGTTGTAAATCCTAAACTTGTTAAAGTAATATTTACAATATCTCCTATGTGTAGTTCGTAAGCCTTAAATCCACAGTTAATACTAAGACCTAAAGACTCTCTTGATCTTCTTAAAATAATTTCAGCCATTTCTTCAGCTTGGTAAGTTGAAGTAATAGTTTTAAAATCAAATCTGCCCTCTAATAAAAATCCACCATCAGCAGTTTTCATTGTTGAGTGTTGATCTGCTGACGCATATCCACTATCATCTATTGCTGGGTATTGAACTTCATTAACTTGATAGTTTCTCGCTGGGTCAATATATGAAACAATAACTCTATTAAATTTTGAATTTTTTGTAGGAGAAGCTAAAGCATATCCACCTATAATATCATCTTCTGTTAATGATACTGAAGCTGAACCTGTGGTTTCAATAACTAATTTATATTTACCTTGAACATAAGGAAGATAACCTCTCATTCCTTTTACTATGTCTCTTACATTGTCTAATACTTTTTTAGATGTATCTACAACAGAATTACAATCAAATATATTAATATCACTACCGCCTGAATATGGTGTAACTTGTGTAACGCAAACTTGTGAAGCATCGTAAAAACTTTGTAAATCTAAATTTGATGTTGCAATTCCTTTTCCATATCTTTCGTTTCTTAAATAATCTAATAAACAAAAAGCTGGATTAGTAGAAAATGATGCAGTTTGCTCTGATAAATTAGATGCTAGTGTAACAACTTTTTTACCTCTTACTTTAGCTTGAACAATAGGTATTCCACCAAACACATCTTGATTCCATTTGAATCTCATCGCTAAATAACACACACCTCTAAGTCTATGGTTACTTCCCCATGATGATAAAGGTGTTAAAACACTTGATGCTACTTGGTCATCTGTTCCCATAAAAGCTTGTATCTGAATTGTACTTTCTGCTGACGACCCATCAACATTTGGGTCTGCTTTATAAAAATTACTATCACTATTTGCTACTTCTCTTACTGTTCCATGAGTTAATGCACCATCAAATGTTACTACTTTGTCATCGACTTTTATTTGTTCTATTGAATTTACCTCTCCCTCTGCAAGAACTAAGGCTACATATAAATAAGTATTATCTGTTCCTGAAGATTCGATAAATACTCTAGTTCCACCAACTAATCTTTCTCCATAGATTACAGGAATACAAGCATTGTTAGATTGTTTGTTTAATAAAATACCTCTTTCGGTTTCTTCAAAATCATTTGTACCAAAGTCAGGTACATCAGGTTTCATTGATCTTGAAAATAACCAACCGATAGCAAATACACCTAAAGCAACATAAGGGTTAAAATTACCACTAAAAATGCTAAAAACAGTTCCTACTGCTTTTTTACCTGTGTCAATTACTTTATCTACTGCATCTCCCATAGCCAACTACCTTTTGTTTGTATCTTTTTAATTTTTTTAATTATAAAATTTTTGTCCATTCTTAACCAATTAACTTGTTTATCAACACCCATTATTTTTGTTGATTCTTTTTTACACCATCTAACAATTTGTAATATATTTTTTTTTGCAACAAAATTTACAGTTACTAAATTATTTCCACAATTCCATTTTTTTACTTTTCCTGTTTTAAAATATTGTTCTTTAGTTTTTTCATCTACCCAAGCCCAATTAATAAATCCAAATATTTTTTTATCTTCATCTCTAAATATTTTATATTGATTATAAAAAAAAGATGGTTGTATGTGTAGCCACAATTCCTGATAAGTAAATTGTTTGTATTTATCAAAAGTTTGTAAAAAAATTATTACTTCGTGCATTATTCTCTACCCCATTTTAAATCTAATACAGTTTGACTTGAAAAATCCATCCCAACATCTGTACTAAAAAACCTTTGTTGTGAAGCATTGTTTGTTTTTCTACCTGACTTTTTATCAAAGTTAGCCCAATGAGATACAATAATTAATTTAACATTTGATTGAGTTTCTGTCTCTGATATTTCAAAAGTATCTATGTTTCCTGAATATAATAATATTGGGTCAGCTATTATAGCGTTGCTTGAATCTAATAATCCTCTGTAAATTTCAACTGTATCATTTACAATATTTTCATTTAAAACAGTTGATATAAATGTTTGATCTGCTCCTGATAAAGATAAGCTTAATGTTGTTTTTGTAATATCTACTTGTTCTTCAAATGATGATGCTCCTACAAGAAATGCAGAAGCAGTATAAGTTCGACTTGAACCTGAAATAGAGGATGTTAAATTAAAGCCACAATCAGTTAAATAAACAGGTGTTGAAAAACCTATCTCTATAAGATGTATTGGTCTAATCTGACCTGTTAATAACTCGTTTTTTACTGCTGTCGTTAGTGTTCGTGCCATATTCCTCGTAAAATGTTCTTATTATGTTTTCAGTACCTTTTAACATGGTAAAATTAAATTTTCCATCAGGTTTTTTATAAGCTTTTAAATCGTTTGTTTTTTCGTCTATTTCATCTTCATTAACAATCGCAGTAGCTTCAAACTCAGCACTTACTAAGTGTGTAATTTTGTATTTTTTCATTAAAGAGTTTCTTCAACATCTAACTCAAATTGATACAATAAGTTTCCATCTTTATCTGCACCTACTACTCCAAACTCTTGAATATCGTTAGTTAAATGAACTGTGAAAGAAACATTGTCATAAGTAACAACAGAGTTATCTGCAAGAGCAGTAATAAGTGGTGGTTCTATTGTTACAGTAGCCGCATTTGATGAACTTGTTACATCAGCGACAACCATATAAACTTTATTATGTGATGCAAATTTAATAAAATCCCCAGCTTTAAATCTTCCAGCACCATCTCCAGCAAAAGCATCCATAGCAATAGTAGTGTCTCCAACTGCGTGAACACCATTAACTAAAACTGTTCCTGTTTCGCTACCTCTAGCATCTTCTATTTCAGGTGGGATTATTGTAAAATTTTCTTTTCCTGATCTTTGTTTAATAATAAAAGCCATAAGTTCTCCATAAACATCTGACCTTTTTGCTGTAATAATTCTAGCAGTAAATAAAAATCTTTGATTATCTACTTGTCTTGATAATTTTTTTCCTGAAAGAGATTTAGAAATAAGTGTATTTTGTTTAGACTTTATACCAAGTGTTTCAAATTTAGATGTTGATATTGGAAATGCACCACTCATTATACTAACTCACTTCTTCCTTTTTCTGCTAAAGCATTATTTATTATTCCTGTTATAGTACCTCTGTTCTCTTGTAAAGCATCACTAAACCCTCTTGAATCTATTGTGTTAATTGTAAAATTAACATTTACTCCACCACCACCTGTTCCTCTAGCGGCTTGTGTTATTTGACCTGTGCTGTTTGGAACAAATACTTCAGCACCTCTTTCTCCAACAACAACAGGTTGACCTTTTGATACTGCTCCACCTTTAGCCATACCAGCAAATCCAAATAAAGCCATAGGATTACCTGACATAGCCATCATAGCCATTTGTATTTTAAGTTGTTTTTTCATTTCATTTGTTTTATCTTTTTCTAAAATTAACTCTATTTGTTTTCTTAAAATTAACTCAATGGTAAATGACAATAATTTTACCATAACTGCTTGTGCTAAATTTTGCATAGTTTCTTGTAAATTTTTTCCTAGAATAACTGATTCTGCTAAAGCATCTGAAAATTTTTTAATACCTTGATTTAATCCTTGACCTATTGTTGTTCCAATAGATGTTAATTTAACTTGCATTTCTTCTAATGCTGTTTTGTTTGCATCTCTAAATGAACTAAATACATCAAAGAAATTTCTTTTTATTGCTTCTGATAAAGTTTCAATTTTCTCAGCTTGTGCTGTTAATTGTAAAACACCTCTATTTCTATTGGGTATTTCAAGTGATATAGGGTCTACTATTCCAACTAACCTTAAATATTCTTTAGTTTTTTTTATTATTTTATCTAAATTTGCTAAAACAATAACTGCACCACCAATTAATAAATTTTTTCTTACTGTTGCATTAAATCCTAACATAGCAGTATTGGTAAGTCCTATTGCTATTGCTAAACTATGAAAGTATGAAACAACTTTTAAAGCTATAAATAATCTAAATGCTTCTTTTAAAAGTTCAGCATTATCTTTCATAAATTTTATTGTTTTAGCTGTAGCATTAATTACTGAACTTAAACCTGAACCAATCATCTGTCCAAATTTTGCAATTTCTTTTCTATTATCTTCTACTGTCTTTTTTAAATCTCCTAAATTACTTTTTAACGCTTCAAAGAAACCTTTAGAAACTTCCACTTGAAATATAAAGAAAGCATCTTTTAAGTTTGATATTGTACCAAATAAAGTTTTAGCCAAATCATCTATTAAATTTCCAAACTCTCCCCCTGTACCGAATGCTTTTGCTAAACCTTTTATTGATTCATTTGCATTAATACTTACTCCCTCTTTAAATCCAGCCATAGCTTTAACACCTCTTTCTCTAAAGAGTTCAGCACTAGATATACCAGCACTAAATGATCTTTGGATTTGTAGAGATGCTAGTGCAAAGTCTCCACCTAATACTGTTGCTGTATTACCTGTAATTTTTAAAAGTTCTTGAAAAGAAACTCCATTTTTTTCTGCTTGTTTTCTGATAGTTGCTAAAGCTGTAATACCTTGTTGAATATTTTTAAGTTCAAATGGTGTGCCTGATGCAAAGTCTGTTACTTCTTTTAATGCTTTTTTTCCCTCTCTAGCAGAGCCAAATAATGCGTTTAATTGTACTTCAAGATTTTCTATTTGTATTCCAGCATCTATAAATCCTTTAATAACTACCCCAGCACCAAGACCTATAAATGCGTTTCTTAAATTAAATACAGATTGTTTAACTCTAGCAAGTCCTTTTTGCAAACCACCTAAGGCTTGTTTTGTTTTATCATTTGCAATTATGTCAATAAGTAGTCTTTGATTTGCCATTATTTATATTTCCTTGCTTCAGCTAGTTGTGTTTGCTTTTTATACTCATCTTGCTCTTTTTTCAAGTAAGCTAACCAAAGATTATAATGGCTTAAAGGCATATTAAGAACTTCTTGAATTGTAATGTGGAGTCTGTCTGCTACTGCTAAAAGCGACCTTATTTCAGGGTCGCTATTTACTTTTTTTCGGCTTCCTCTAATGAGGTGTCTAAAAGTATTTTATTTGCTATTGTTGCAATAATATTTGAGTCTGCTTTTTTTCTTAAAGCAATTTTATCAAATGGTTCAAAAGCTTTAACTAAATCTCCTTTGTCATTCTTTATTAATAACTTCATCATTAATAAATCAACAAGAACAGTTAAATCTTGAAAATTATTTGATTTCTTAAAAATAATATTTTTTTCTTCAAGTGTTAAAGGCTCAGAATAAAAAACAGATGGATTACCTTGCTCGTCTTTCCATTCAGGAACTTCAATAGTAATAGTTTGAAGAGTCTCAAAATGAGTCTTAACTCTATCTATAACTGACATAAATTAATATTAAGCAGTTCCTCTTGTTAATGTTCCTGTACCTTGAAATGTAACTGATCTAGTAGTTATTCCATCTAATGTAACATTTACACTCATACCTGTAACAATTCCTGTGCCTGTAAAAGTCTCATCCCCTGAAGAATTACCCTCTGGTGCTAATATAAAAGATATAGAAGTTCCAGCAGTTAATGTTTGTTGTGGAGAATCAGTTTCATCATAACTCATTTCTAAAGTTCCTGAAAATGATGTTCTTCCAGCTACAAATG